AGCCCCTTCGACATCGTCGAAATATACGCCAAAAACATCGTCGATATTTATTTTTCTCTCGCTGCTCGCCGCGTCCAAGTACAATTTCGCCATCGATGTGTTGGGGCGTGGTGTCGATACGTATGCGGGGCTAGAGGCGGGGAGTTCGACATTTTCAACCGTAACGTACGAATCGGCGATCGTCTCGCTCGACGTCGGATTCGTCACGAGCGTCTCGCTCAACGTAGGGTTCGACATTACCGACGTGTCGTCGAACGCAACGTTCAAACGTCTATTTGGTTTCAGCGGTGACCACGATCGTTGCTTTGATTTAGGCGTTGGCCACGATTGCTGCTCCGGTTTCGGTTCCAACTTTGGTATCGTGATCCCGGATTCCTCGACGGTTTCGACCATCCGCTTCAAAGGTTCGACGATCGGCTTAAGACGTTTCTCCGACGCGATATCGGCATCGATCGTATGAGTCTTTATAGCGCGATGCTTCCTGCGAATCGCTTCGCTCGTCTTTTCGATCTCCCGCGCAACTTTTTCACGCTCGCGCGCGTCGCGGTTGCTGTCTCCGGTCATATCGATCGAACGTTTCGCGCGATCCGTACTCGATGAAACGTCGTCAGCGACTAATCGTCGTGCGAATAAATCAGTACGTTAAATCAATCCTTGATCTAAGGTATCGCGAACACGTCGAATCCTCTCCTGTATCGTCCACCGTCGAGCGGACTGTCCTTGTCTATCACCGCGAATCCATGATCACGTTGCCAGCATTCGCGACACAGTGCGCTGAATTCGTCGTACGACATGTCGGTGTTGACGTGATCGTTGTAAACGTGTTTCAGGTTGGTCCCATCTTGTTTGAACAGGATCAGCAGGTTCGCGTTGTCGCGTATCAGATGTTTGGGTATCCTCGCGTACGACTGACATAAATAGAAGCAGTCGACGTTCGAGTGACGACCCATCGCAAAGTATTCTCTCACCGCGTCCTGCTTGTCGCACGCTATATCGTCGAAAACGAAGATCGAATGCGGAAGCGCCTCGTTCGGTGGAACCACCTCGCTGTTGTTTGAAAACGTGAAATAACCAATCTCGTCGATCGATGTCAGTAAACGTTCGAGGTATCGATACTTGGGCTGTTGCAGCGACTTCGAGTACACGTACACGTTCTCGAAACGCAAACCGTGCGGATTCTCGAGCAAGCTGATCAAAACGTTGGTCTTGCCGCAATTCGAGGGACCGCACACGATCGCTCGCACGGTGTTTGGCAGCATCGCGCCGTGCCTGCGTTGTTTTTCACCTTCGAGATCGTCCATCAGTCGCAGTTTGTCGTCACAGTTCACGACGCGTATCGTCCGCGGTTGTTGCACGAATCGCATTTTTCGTTGTATCGTTCGGAGACGCGCGCGCACACGTCTATTTATAGGCGTGCGGAACCATGAATCATTCAGTAGCGAAGATGTATTTCATGTTAAAACATCCCTGTGACGTGTTAGACTTAACCACTGAACAGTTGCGCAACGTACCGAAGACCGCTTTGCTACACATCTGTGGTGACTACGTTCATCACGTTTGGGATAAACTTCCCGCCCACTTGCAAGAAGATCCTGAGGTTCGTACCTACCGCAGGTGTCTCGAACATTACAATCAGCCCTGGCAAAGAACGCACATCGACGGACCAGCGCCGCTAATCAAAGATTGCGGCGAGTGTCAACGTCTTCTTCAACATCATCGGAAGTAGAGTGCTGCGGCGAAGGTTTGGTGAATCGTGCGATAAACGCCCTCCCTTTCGAATTGCACATCCCCGGCTATCAGTTCTGCGGTCCGGGAACTCGATTAAAGAAACGCTTAGCGAGAGGCGAACGAGGCATCAATCCATTGGACGAGGCTTGTCGCGAGCACGACTTGGCGTACGCGCGAAGCAACGATCTTACCGAGAGACACGCTGCAGACAAAGAACTCGCCAAGAGAGCGGGAAAACGCGTTTTTGCGAGAGATTCCGGCTTGCGCGAGAGAGCCGCTGCAGCGGCTGTGTGGACTGCTATGAAAGCTAAGACTAAGCTGGGCATGGGTATGACTACGAGGAGGAGAATAACTACGAAGAGATTGAAAAGGAAGCGTAAAACGAATCAAAGAAAACGTGTGCTTCCAACAGCGAAACGCGGCGGCATGCTGCCGATTATTCCGATTCTCGGCGCGCTCGGATCTCTGGTTGGTGGAGCGGCCAGTATAGCGAAAGCTGTAAACGAGAGAAAAGCCATGCAACGTCAGGAACGTGCGACGGAGGGTCGCGGCGTACACCTAGGTCCCTACAACAGCGGACGAGGCCTCTACTTGAAACCTTATAAGTATGGCAAAGGTGTGAGAAAGGGAAGAGGAAGAAAAAAAAAAACGTCGAGCCGGCGATAAAGTTGCCCGCGGGTGCAACGACGAACGTGCAGTTGAATCAACTAGCTAGACGCATGCGCCTTCCATATTTCAGAGGCGTCTTTATGCGCGACGCTCTACCTGCGAGCGGCGCACGTATAAACGAGAGCGGTATCGTGAATCTAGACAGCGCGACGGGCCCCGGAACTCACTGGGTAGCGTACGCGAAGAGGGGTGATCGTGTAGCGTACTTCGACAGTTTCGGAAACCTCCGACCGCCCAGGGAACTGGTGCGATATCTCGGCGGCAACGCTACGATCCGTATACAGTACAATCGAACATCCCATCAAACGTACGATCAAAACATCTGCGGACAGTTGTGTCTGCGATTTCTGAGCACGATCGACGCGAATTTTACTTAAAAGCCGACGTCGTGACGTTCCACGCATCAGTATCAATTCGCAAACATGTCGATTACGCTCACGTTAACCGGCAAGAGTAGCGTTTTACATTCGAGCTACTCACCACCGTTGGAGCTCAACGATGGTGATTACGAACTCGGTCTCACGGATTTTGAGACCTATCACACGATACCGAACGTAAATTCTACGAACAATAAATTCTACTACGGTACCGATGGCGAGGAAATCACAATTCCTGAGGGATCGTACGAGATACAAGCTATAAATGAGTTTTTGAAACGCGAGATGTCGCGGCAACGCGACGGTCGTCGTAAGAAAACGAACGACGATAATTTGGACGAGCATCCGATAACGATTCGCGCCAATTACAACACGATGAAAAGCGAGATCAAATGCGCGTACGTGGTAAACTTTGCCAAACCGAACTCGTTGGGACCGCTTCTAGGATTCTCGCCGTACCGCGTGTTGGAACCGCGAAAGTGGCACGAATCCGACTTACCGATTAACATAATCAGCTTGAACATTATTCGCATCGAGTGTAACGTGACAGCGGGCGCGTACTGCAACGGTGAACGCGTGCATACGATCCACGAATTTTCACCGAGAGTGCCACCGGGATATAAGATCTCGGAAGCGCCCGCGCACGTCATTTACCTACCGATCATCGTGCGATACGTTACGGATCTCACGATACGCGTCACCGATCAGAACGGACGACCGCTCGACTTTCGCGGAGAGGAGATTACCGTCAGATTGCACGTGCGACGACGACAACGATAGCGTGTCATGCTAGTACCCAACGAAACGAGACGCGTAACGATTCATTTCGGTGCTGGTACGATTCAACAACCTACACAACAGCAACAACAATTCGCAATAAGCAGTGATAAGAGGAGGAGAAAACTAACCGAATCAAACGTTGATTTTCTGAGATCGCTCGGTTTCGCTGTTCGAAATATCTTTGTTTGAACGATGACTGACATTCTGAATATACAAGACGAGCCGTTCTTCGACGACCGTATTGCCAAGATTGAGACGCACTCGTACAACCCGTTCGCCAATACGACGTTCGGGCACAGCGATGAGATAAGAATACCCATACAACAGCAGGATCTGTACACGCTGCCGCACGAAAGTTTTCTCTATATCGAGGGTAAATTAACGAAAGGCAAGGCGATTCCGGGAGCGGATGTGGCTCTGGGTGACAACTGCGTAGCGTTCATGTTCGATGAGATACGATACGAGCTCGACGGTGTTGAAATCGATCGTAATCGAAATGTCGGCATAACCAGCACGCTGAAGAACTACGTGACCGTTTCGTCCGACAAGAGCGTGATTCTGCGGAACGCGGGATGGCTCACGCCCTCATCCAACAAGGATGGCTACTTCAATTTTTGCGTACCGCTCCACATGCTGCTAGGATTTTGCGAGGACTATAGACGTATAGTGATCAACGCGCGTCACGAATTGATTCTCATACGAGCGCGCAACGACAATAATTGCCTAGTGGGGAGCAAAGCGATCGAGCCGAAGATTGATCTGTTTAAGATACAATGGCGAATGCCTCATGTAATACCGAACGAGGTAAACAAATTGGAGATGCTGCGTACTCTCGATAGCGGCCGGTTCCTCAGCATGGGATTCCGATCGTGGGATCTGTATGAATTTCCATTATTGCAACTCACAACGAAGCACTCGTGGGCGATCAAGACCGCCACGCAACTCGAGAAGCCTCGATACGTCATCTTTGCTCTGCAGACGGGCCGAAAGAACGTCATGTCTGAGGACACTAGTCGTTTCGACGACTGCAAACTTACCAACGTGAAGCTCTATCTAAACTCCGAGTGCTACCCGTACGATGATATGAATCTCGACTTCGATAAACGAAGATACGCGATTCTCTACGACATGTACACTCGTTTTTGCAAAGAGTACTATGGTTACGAGTATCTCGAGCCGAATCTCACCGTCTCAACGTTTCTATTAAACGGTCCATTCGTAATCATCGATTGCTCGCGTCAAAACGAAGCAGTCAAAACCGCTACCGTGGACGTGAGATTGGAATTTGAGTGTAAAGAAAACGTACCGGCCAATACCACAGCGTACTGCCTCATCATACACGATCGCTTAATTCAATACAATCCACTGACTAACGTTGTACGTAAGATTACGTAGAAGCGATTCTCGATATGTAAGGCGACGAATCAAAGAAACGCGTATAGTCGCTTTCTTTAACTCGCCTGAATCGCATCGTTAGAGAGAAAGAGAATTCTCATCGTCATGGATCCGAGAAAATATCAACCATCTTGTTGGTGTGACAATGCGAGAAATGAAAGTCGCATGAAGGAGGATAAAGGCACGCAAACGGATTCGAGATCAACGGCTCATTTGTTAAACAGAGGTGAAACGTTTCGTGTGACAGCCTCAGGAAACACAGTAGCTGATAAATCCACGCAAACGGAAAAAAAATCTCGATCCGAACGCCTACAAAATTACGTGGGAGATTTTGTATCCAAGCATTTTAAAAATTAACGTGAGTTATAAAAGGAGAGAGGTGGGGGGTGAAATAAAAAGTGACGCGAAGACGCTCGTGCGTGCTTAGTCGCACAGTTTCTGCGGATTGATTAGCATCAATATAGATCGCCTCTCATCATGCCCGTTCCAACGTTCGTCGATTTACAAGGATATCCTATCGGACAAGAATTCCTCTTGAAGGAAGTGGCGGTGCTGCGTGGAGGCACCATTCTTGCGCATTACGTCTTTTCAACCCCGATGCCGTGGAGTATCGTATCTCGAAACGATAGACGTTGCATTAAATGGTTGGTGCGAAATCATCATGGATTGGCATGGGAGGATGGAGACGTTCCATACTGTTGCGCTAGACACTTGATTATACGAGCCTTGCAAAATGAGGAAGACTGTTACGATCGCGCCATCGTTTACGTCAAAGGACTTGAAAAACGTCGATGGTTGCTGGATATACTCGAAGACGATGATAACATCTACGAGGATGACAATCATCAATTCTACATAGACAATCTCGTTATCAAAACGATGGAAGAAGATTTTGAGGACCTCGCGTCACTCAACGATCTGAAGAATTCGAATACCTTCCACTGTCGGAGACATCGCAAAAACTGTGCTATGCAAAACGTGTTTAAACTATACAATTGGTGGCGCACTCAACAAAATTAATGTATAATTTTTTTACTACAAATAAACTTATTGATATTATAAACATATACGTATAAATTATTTTTTCAATCCCTCCTTCTCTCCCACTCTAATACTATAACCGCGTTCTATTACACTCCCACTATGTATCAATTAAAAAATGTGGAAGGGGGGTTTTTGTAAACATCTTCCATCTTGAAGAACTCTATCAAGCGATCAGTACGTTCTTCATCGCTCTGACTGAAGCAGTGATATCGTGCGACCAATACGTTCTTCATCGCTCTAAAAGAAACTACGATGATGTTCTACGCTGAGAAAAACCACTGCGAACCGCGCCGAGATGACGATGGCAACACATCACGCAAAAGAAAATTAAACGAGTAAGTTTATCATTTAAATAAAAAATTTGTAAAATACATTTTAAAATATTACAATACATTATTTAATATTTTCAATTTGTTGCAGCATCTCGCACAAACGAAATGCAACGCGCTTACTCGGCAGACGATACCCGCTGACAAACACGGCGTACAAATATCTCGAAATCGGTGTTAACGTTGGTCCGCCGAGTTTCGTAGAGATCATCATAGGCGATCATCGAGGGGATGAATTGTCATTCTCTCTGGAAAATTGGAAAGAACTTTGCGAGCATAGATGGTTAGTGCTTGAATTCCTTCGCAATGAAATGAGAGGACCATTCGACTTTGTCAACGCGGGACCATACACCATTAGAACGAGCATCATGAATGGAGTCAAACTCGTACGAATTGATTCACCTGAAACACGTATGGCGATGACCGACATTACATTCACGCGAATGCTAAATCTCGATGACTGTGTCACTCTCATGTGCAACGTTCTCACCAAAGCTTTACCAAAAGTAAATGAAAAATATAAACGATTCATGGAAATCGCATCCGCCGCGAAGAATCCTACCGAGGCGGTGAACGCTGTACGCGACAGCGATGATTTTGACATAGGGCAACTCGTAGACTGTGAGCTGCTCGCACTTGTAATTAACTTGTAAAAAATATTTAAGAATAAATTTCAAAAACAATAAAAAGAAAATCTTAAAAATTTATTTTAAACTCCTTCTATTCCTCAATCCATCTCACTGTATTAAAAAATAATTTTACGAACGCGCAGCGAAAGGGTAAAAATTTTGCACGTAG